ATTGAAACTGGAACTTTAGATAATAGATATTATACAGAGACTGAATTAAACAACGGTCAGCTAAATAATGTTTACTACACAGAAACAGAACTTGATGCTGGTCAGTTAGATAACAGATATTTTACTGAAACAGAACTTACCTCTGGTGGTTTAATTGACAGTAGATATTATACAGAAACTGAACTTGATGCCGGACAACTTGATAATAGGTATTACACCGAAGCCGAGTTAAATGGTGGTCAATTAAATAATTTATATTTTACAGAAACTGAGCTTACAGGTGGAGCATTAGATGGTAGATACTACACAGAAACAGAAGCTGAAGCTAAATTCCTTAGACAAGATTCTTCAGAAACTATTGCTAGTGGTGCTACATGGTCTAACTCAGATGCATTTGTAGCTACAACGGCTGCTATCAACGCAAGAATTATTGACCTTGTTGACGAGGTTGGTGGTTTTACTGTTATAGCAACTGAATTAGTTTTTCCAAATACAAACCCACAAGGAGCTACAGGTCAGTCAGCAATATTAAGTATTGGTGCTTTATCACAAGGATATACAAGAAGTGGAACTACTGTAACTATTGCTAACGGAACAATTGGAAATAGCACAGTAACTATTACTGGAGTTCCTTTAGATTTGCCAAGTGGATTTGGATTATTAGTTGAATCTACAGCAACATTGAATACATATACTTTTCATAGATTAGTTCCTAAAGCTACTGAGGTAACAACAGTTGCAAGCAACATTACTAATATTGTTGCAGCCGGGGCAAATGTATCTGATATTAATAACTTTGCAGATTTATACCAAATTAGTGGAAGTGCTCCTACACAAAGAGTAGATGGTAATTCATTAGTAAGTGGTGATTTATGGTTTGATAATAGTAACGGAAATTTAAGAGTTTGGAATGGTAGTGAATGGGCAATTATTACACCAGCCCAATCAGTATTAAATGACGTAGCTATTGTTTCTGGAGCAATAACATATTCCGAAGATCTTGGATTAATAGGTGATGCAGTAACTACAGGAAGTTCTAATGGCTCATTAGATATAGTTGCAGATGCTTTAGAGGACGAAGTTACATTTACTATTACTGTTTCTGGCGGTGCATATTTTGTAGATGGTGTAAGTAAACCATCCCTTACCTTATATAAAGGTTGGACATATACATTTGATGTAAGTGATAGTTCTAATAATGGTCATCCATTACGTTTTTATGCAAACAGTTCGCAGTACTCAACTAACGTAACTGTTACTGGTACTGGGGGTAATGCTGGAGCAAAGGTATCTATTAAAATTCCAGAAACACAGTTAGCTAATTTCCAATACTATTGCACAAACCATAGCGGCATGGGTAACACCATTACTGTTAAGGATGATCCAATAAAAACAGTATCGGATAACGTAGTTAAAATTATTGCTACTGCTGACAACTCAAGCAATATAAACGCAGTACAAGCAAATGAATCAAACATTAACACCGTAGCAGCTAAGGCAACTGAAATAAACAGATTAGGAACTGCTGATGCTGTAGCAGATATGGCTTTACTTGGTACTACAGATGTAGTTGCTGACATGAACTTGTTAGCTACGTCAGATGCGGTAGCAGATATGAATTTGTTAGCAACATCTGATGTCATTAGCGATATGAATGATTTGGCTACATCAGCCAATATCACAGCAATGAGTAATTGTTCTACTAATATTTCTAACATTAATACTGTTTCTGCAAATATTACTGACGTAAATACTTTTAAAGATAGATATCAAATAGCTACTTCTAACCCATCAACAGATGGTGGTGGTAATGCACTAGCTCCCGGAGATCTATTTTTCAACAGTTCAGCTAATGAACTAAGAATATGGAATGGTACTCAATGGCAAGGCGGTGTTACAGCTACTGGAGATTTATCTCAGGTATCTGGTTCTACCTTTACAGGAGATAACAAATATAACGATAATATCAAACTTAAATTAGGTACAGATTCAGATCTTTTAATATTTCACGATACTAATGATTCGATTATTAATGAATCTGGTACAGGTAATTTAAAAATCCAAAATGCTGGAACTACAAAAGTAGAAGTTACAGCTACAGGAGCAACAATAACAGGACTAATGACAGCAACAACGATAGATGGATCTGCTGGCGATAATTTACAACTCGATTTCGGTACACTTTAAATGGCAAAATTATTAAAATTAAGGCGTGGTACTACAACGCAACACGCATCATTTACTGGTGCTGAAGGCGAAGTAACTATAGATACCACAAAAGATACAGCTGTTGTACATGACGGTGCACAAGCTGGTGGTAGACCACTAGCAAGAGAAGATATGTCAAACGTATCTTCAGCTTCCATTGCTGGAAGATTAAGTGCAGGGGCTATACAAGGCACACAATTAGAAAACTCTGGAGTATCCGCTGGTTCTTATGGATCTAGCTCTGCTATTCCTATCGTCACAGTTGACGCTCAAGGTCTAGTAACAGCAGCTTCAACAACTGCGATTGACAGCACAACTATTGCAAACGGAACATCAAGCGTAGCAGTAGCAAACAACGGAGACATTACAGCAACAAGATCTGGTACGGCTAGACTTGTTGTTGATGATGCTGGGGTAGACATAACAGGAAATATAAATACTACAGGTGGAAATATAGTTTTAGATACAGACTGTCAAGTAAGAAGAAAAACAGGAGCTACAAATGCTGTAGTAAGTGGTATTACTCAACACGTTAGGCAACACTCTTTAGAACTTAGTTCTACTGAAGATATATGGTTAACATCATCAGGAAATAAGATTACTTTTGGAACTTCTGATGGTGCTGTACATGAAGTAATGAGAGTGCAATGTGCCGCTGTTGGTGCAAGTCAACACGGTTTTGTAAATCTAAACTATGTAACAGCAAACGCTGGTCAAAATGCTTTTAGTGCTACAAAGTTAAATACAACATCATCTGGAGTTACTGTTTCGGGTAATATTGCAGTTACAGGAACAGTTGACGGTGTAGACATAGCAACTAGAGACACATTATTTGGTGGTCTAACATCTAGTTCTGGTGTAATAGCTGACAACGTAACTACAAATACTCAGGCTGCTGGAAACAACACTACAAGGCTTGCTACAACTGCGTTTGTAACAACTGCTATTGCTAACGCTGATGCCTTTCCATCAGGAACAAAAATGTTGTTTCAACAGACATCTGCTCCTACAGGATGGACAAAGGTAACAAGTGGTGTAGATAACAAAGCTCTTAGAGTTGTATCCGGGACAGTTGGTTCTGGAGGTAACGTTGCATTTACAACTGTTTTTGCAGACAGAGGAATTACAGCTAACGCTGGTAACACAACTCAAGGCGGTAACGTTTCAGTTGCTAATACAACTGCTGGCGGTAACGTTAATATTTCTAGTGTTTCTACGAGTGGTAACGTAAACAGCCATACACTGTCTTCTAACGAAATGCCTTCGCACTCACACGGTACTAATGTTGTTGTTGGATATCCTAGTAATTACGGTGGAGGTTTTGGAGCTAATGTAGGTGCTAAAAACGTAGGTAGTCCTGGATTTTATAATGCCGTTAACACAACCTCAACAGGTGGAGGCGGTGGTCACTCACACGGATTTAGTGGAAGTTCACACAACCACAACGGATCATTAAGTGGAACTGCTCACAACCACAACGCTAGTTTTAGTGGTAGTGCACACAACCACAGTATTTCTGTGACTAACTTAGACCTACAAGCTCAATACTTAGACGTAATAATTGCAGCTAAAGATTAATGATTGATTCCACTCTAATAACCGACCCTTACATTTATCTAGAGGATAATGTTTTATCTCAAGTTAGATGTAAGGAAATTATTGATAAATTTGAAAACGACAAACATTACCAAGGTATGACTGGTCTTGGTGTAGATACTGATGTAAAAAATAGCAAAGATATGCACGTATCAACGGCTGAACAAGATTGGTCAGAAGAAGATAAATTGTTCGCTCAAATAATTACTGAAGGACATGTAAATTATTACGCACATCTAAATAACAAAAGTAATTTTTATTTTTTTACTAATCCACAACTCAAACATAAATATGATCCACATCATGATAATAATTTAGAATTGTTTGATACTGGTTATCAAGTTCAAAGGACAAAACCTGGAAAGGGTTATGTTTGGCATACTGACTTTTTATTAAATTCTGGTGGAATGCGATATTTAACTTTTATTTTATATCTTAATACAGTAGAAGAAGGTTGGACACAATTTTATAACGGTGATCAAATATCTCCAAAAGCTGGAAGATTAATATTTTTTCCAGCTACCTGGACTTACATACATCAAGGCTATCCGCCAAAACAAACTAAATATATAATGACAGGCTGGATGCACACTAAAAATAAAACAGACATTAATGGCAAAAATTGAACAAGGTAAACTCTGTCCTTTAATCGGAGAAGATTGTAGAAAATTAGAATGCTCTTGGTACACCAAGGTTGCTGGAGTTAATCCTCAAAACGGAGAACCAGTAGAAGAGTGGGGGTGTGCAGTTGCATGGATACCCTTTCTTCAAATGGATAATACTAAACATGTTAATCAACAAGGAGCAGCCGTTGAAACTTTTAGAAATGAAGTATTAAGTTACATGGCTCCAATTGTTACAATGCAACCCACAGAAAAACTTAAAATTATTGATACAAATGAAATTAACGCTAATCCGTGAGGATAAAACCGTCATCAAAGATGGCGTAGGTGTACAAGGTTTACCTTTTAAAGATTTTCCTTCAGATGTATGGGCTGTTCAATGGGATGGCACATCAGGCACTGTTGAAAAAAACGACCTTAGTATAGAGAATATTAGTGATATTTCTCCATACAATGCTTTCGTAACTGAATTTGATACATGGGTTGCAGCAAACTCATCTGCAAAAACGGAAACGGAATATGATTTTAGAGACAAAAGAGATAGTTTATTAGAAGGATCTGATTGGACACAATTACCAGACTCACCACTAAGTGATTCTAAAAAAACAGAATGGGCTACATACAGGCAAGCTTTAAGAGATTTACCTTCTAGTACATCAGATTATAATAACGTTTCTTACCCAACTGAACCTAGCTAGTGGAAATACCCACCATAGTATTACCAGAACCTTTAGTAATACCAGAACAAACAATACCTTTACCTAAAGCAGATCTACCTAGTTATAAACCTATTGTGGTTCCTCCTAATAATCTGGAATCACCAGAAGGGGTAGAGATGGAGACAGAAGAAAAAGAAGATCCTGGTATGCAAAAAATAAACATACCTATAGTAAATGTAAAAGTACCTGTGCCAGAACAGGAAATACTTATAACAGCGGGAACTACAGCAGCGGTATCAGTTGCAGCCACCCTAACCGCAACAACAGCTTTTAAATGGGCTGTAAAAGTTTTAAAACCAATAATTAAAACAGCGATAGGAAAAATATGGACCACGAAGAAAAAAGAGAATGGTTAAAAGAAGCTATGACTGTATTTATACTTTTTTGGTCAATGGCTTTATTATCTTGTAATTACATCAAGATTAACGATAAAAAAATTTTAGATTTTGATTCAACATTTATTGCCTCAATATTTTCATCATCTGCTTATGCACTTGGTGTAAAAGGTATAGGTGGTACAAGTCGAAACGGAAACGGAAACGGTACAAAAAAACCATGAAAAAATTCATAGTAATTTTAGCTCTATTATCACCCGCAATAGCTAGAGCAAACACAGTAACTCCCCAGTGGAGTCAGGGAAGTATGCAGTCTACGACTACTACTTCACAACAAATCCAGGAAACCAGAGCCACTAAAGTATATGGATCTGAATTAAAAACCTGGAGTGGAACAAACGTAACTGCATCAGGAGATATTACTGATACAGCTACAACATTCTCAGTTACAGATAACACCCAGGCATGGCAACTAGAGACAACAAGCAGAGCGGCAGGGCTAATAGAAGAAATAGATTCAGTAATCTCTATAGATACTCAATCTACTACCACTTCATTGTCAGTCTTCTCGCAATAAATCCGTTGTTTGCAGAAACAACAAATCAATCAAATCCAGTAGCAGCTGCAACGTCTAATAATACGAACCAATCAGTTCAATTTAATAATAATGGCGGTCCATCCAGACAATATTTTGGTAATGGCTACAGCTGCAACGGATCAACTATGACGTTTTCACCCTTTTATATGGGCAATGATACACAACCAAATAATGAAGATGGTTACGTCATATCAGAAAACTGGGGCTTCCAGATAAATTTTATGGTTCCGTTATCAAGGAAATCTATAGATCAATGTTTATCACTAGCGAAACGTCAAGAAGACAAAATTCGTCTAGATATGGAGCTTATAAGAAGTCTTAAATGTACAGAAATTTATGCAAAAGGCTTTATGCATCGCCCTGGTTCTAGAGTTGCACATTTGTGTAACGACATTATTCCAATTAGCTCATACTTAAAAAAAAACAATGTTAGCACTCCTAAAACCAATCGTTTTAACCTTTTTAAAAAGCGATAAATTTAAATATTTTATCGTTGATATCCTAGAAAAATTAGTAGCTGAATCGTCAAATAAATTGGACGACAAAGCACTAGCTATGGTCAAGAAAGGTTTAGAAATCGAATGAATAAAAAAGCAACCGAAGACCAATTCAACGAGTTGCATAATTTAGTTACTACAGAATTTTTGAGCCGCATTAAAAGCGGAGAAGCCACTACTCAAGATTTAAAAGCAGCTTGTGATTGGTTAAAAACAAATGACATTAATGGTGTAGCTCATGAAGGTACAGCATTAGATGAATTGGCAAAAATAATGCCATCTATAGATCCAGAATCAGTACAGAGAAGGATGTATGCAAAAAACCGCTAGATATTATGCAAGAAATCCAGAAGCAAGAAAGAAACGTCTAAAACAACAAACCGAATACGAAAAAAAACCAGAACGTAGAAGGAATAGAACAAAGTTAGCCATGCTTAATCGGAAGATGGGCAAAGTTGGCGATAACAAAGACGTATCTCATAGAAAAAATGGCAGTGTATTTCTTGAAAAACAATCAAAAAACAGAGCTAGGAAAGGCAAAGCATGACCCCATTACTACCTAGTCCCAAACATTACTTATACAACTTAATAACCATGACAAGTCCCGAAGCAAAAAAGCTATGGCGAAGAGCTATAAAGGAGCATTTTAACTGTACATGTGTTTATTGCGGAAAAAATTATGAACGAAACGAACTTACGATTGATCATGTTACACCGAGAAGTAAAGGAGGCGATAGCTCGCTTAGAAATCTCGTCCCCGCCTGTAGTAAATGTAATAAGGACAAAGGTAGTAAAGAATGGAAAACTTATATGCGACAAGCTCATGGAGTAAATCCACAAAGAGAAGAATTAATTTTTAATCACATCATCGGTTTAAATGAAAAAACCTAATTTAAGAAGCATAAAAGGTCCTAATAAGGCAGCCAAATATGCAGAACTAATGAAAAAATACAGAAAGTATCAATCTTCATTAGTCAAATCCCCTAAAGGTGAAATAGTTAAATCCGTAAAAGGTAAATTAGCTAAAACACCTAATAACAAGGGAGTTATCTCAGAAACAGCCAATTTTTCTAGGGATAAAGTTACCGCTAAAGGTACAAGAACAGGTCAACCAGGTAAGTCAATTAAAGGTTTACTTGAGGGTAGAAAAGGTGTTAAGGGACAACAGTATACAGCACCTAAAATATCTAAATCAGCTAGAAAAACTTCTAGAACTGGTAGATTTGTAGATAGAGTTACATCCCAACAAAAACAATCTGCAAAAGGACTTGG